TAGATCCAAACACTAAAAGCTCTTCTATGATCGGCTGATGGTTTTTCACATACTACACCTGGCTTTTCATCCCAAACGTAATGATATTGACCATCATACATACCCCAACCTGTTTTAATAGTTGTTGTATCTACTAAAAAGTCTTTAACCTCAATAGTATCTGAACCAATCATCCAACCTTTTGTTGTTGCTGAATGCTTAATAAAAATACCATCACCCATTTCATCATTGCCCTGATTTAGGCCTAAAATATCCATAATTACCTCCTTGTAAAAATTGTTAATGGATAGTAGGAGACTTAATGTTCTCCCATTTTTCTAAAAGTATGTATCTATAAGTAGACACATAATCTTGGAAACTTAATAATTCTTTTTTGTTTGCAAACCTATACTCTAAATCCTCAATATATTCTATTGCACAAAAATCTGCAAAGTTGTCTGGAATTTCTAACTGTTCTATGATTGACATATTCATTCATAATAAATCATTTTGTGTCATATATGTATGTAAAATGTCACAAAAGTGATCCCAGTCAACAACACATATCTTATCAAAATCAGTCTTATCTAATCCTGGATTAATCATGTAAAGGGGCAGAGCTACTCTTATTGGTCTATTATTAAATTTATAGACCAAAAGAGGAGTTAATTCATTAATTTGAGCAGCTCTGCAAACTTGTTTCCACCAATCTGCTTTATACCATCCGTCTTTTGTAGCAGCATAGCATTTACACTCTACTGCAAACTTAGAAAATTCTATGTCAGCTTGATCTTTTTTCTGATATTGATCAAGATTTCTTTTAAATTCTAATGGGTGATTAATTGACTCAAAAAACTCAGTTAGTTTTTTACAAATATCACGTTCAAAGTTAGCGCCTTTAGTCCTGCTGTTTACCACAATTGTCCTTGATAAGTTTTTCAATAACCCATATCATCTTATGGCCATGTTTATTAGCATGCTTTTTCAACAAGTCATGCACATCTTTTTTTATCCAGACAGCTTTTAGTTGTTCACCAGTCATTTATTCTCCTTAATTCTTAATGACTTGCCCCTTGATATCCTTGCATCTTTAGCAGGTACAATTTTCTCAGGTTGAGCTTTATATTTAATTGTTGGCCATTTTATACTAAAACTATCTATTACAGCATTTTCTTTACTTTTCATATCTTCTTTAATTAAAGTCTCTGATTCGTCTATCTCTTCAGTTAACCTTTTAATCTCTTCTTTGTTATTCTGTATACGAGCCACATGTTTTAATAAATCTTTATTTAATTCAACAACACCATCTTCTCCAACAGGATAAACTATGTTCGCATCTGCGCTTGTAACAGGTGGATAATAATCTTTCTCTTTGACTCTTCTATCAAAATCTAAGACCCATTTCGCTAATCGATTATTAAACTCTTGTTTGCGTTCATATAAATAAATACGAAAATCTGTACTTTGCCATAAAACAATGACTGCAGCCCAATTGTAATTACTACATTCCATGAGAGCTTTTGCTTGTAATACACCTCGTTCGTCCTCAATGTCATCTCTACCGTAATCTCTAGTGCATTTACATTCGATAACACCCCATCCATCTAACGTTATCTCTTCTTGTTCAGGCAATAGTAACCAATTATGTGATTTATGTGTAAAGCTTAAATTTTCAGCAAAGCCAAGGCCATCTAATGAGCCCCAAATAGGTAAATCATCATGTTTTATAGGTTCTTCTATATCTACCTCAACAGACTTTAATCCAAGCATTCTACCTGCTTCTCTTATAAGCTCAGGCTCAAGCACATCACCCATTCTTTGAGTGATTGTTTGCTCCCATTGTTCTGGCTGTTCACCATTGTGTGCTTTTATCGCTTGATCTAATAGTTCATTTTGAGTTTGCCAATGTGAAACACCAGCAATAACACAAAGTGTGCTACATGTAGCAATATCGTATGGAGTTTTTTTACCTACCATTTTTCACCATGATCTTGTTCATACATACGTACTAATTCCTCAAAAGTATGTGGCGATTCTGTTTTCTTAACTGATCCATCGTTATAATGTACTTCTCTTGAATCATCGTTGTAAGTACACTCGTAATAACCATCACCATAACGTGTTTCAGCATAATGTTTTTTTATAACTTTTGCCCATTTTTCGATCTTACGTTTAAGACTTTGTAATGCTACCATTTCAGTATATTCAGTCATAACTAACTTGATAACTTATTAGGTGCAGTTTCACCTATTGGATATTCTCTAATATGAGAGGTCATATTGCGTTCATAATCTCTCTCAACTCTAGCTACAGCTTCAGAACGTGTACGATAGCGAGCTGTTTTCATAAGCTCGCCATGTCTTCCCATTTGTGGGACATAAGTGTAAATGTAATACATACTCATGATGCTTCACCACAATATTTGTAGTATTCTGGTAATTCGCCACAATAAAAATCATCGCACCACTTCATGAATAAATAATTGGCATAACGCTGATCATATGTATAAAACGAATGTTTATAACCATCTTTGTTTTCAACAAATCTATAGGTATAAAGCCCGTCTTCATAGCGCTTTAATATTAATCTTGGACCTTTGTAATTAAGATATTCACCTTCATTTTCAATAAACCAAAAGGTAGTTTCAATTATAGGACTTTTACGCTTAACAGTTATTCTTTCAAGCTTAAGATTGTGTAGTTTATTAATATCGTATTGCATATTTTTTTCCTCCTCAAAATAAAAATATAATTAATATTGTTCTATTAGACCATGTTTTTATATAGAAGTAAACAGTTTTAGATATATAAATGTTTGTATATAAAAGGTAAAATAGATATGAGGCTGATACCCACTTATATTCTTCTCCCTGGAATTAAGTAACCCTCCTTACTTATCAGCCTCACCTAACAAAGGTACTACTTTAGGATAACTACTCAAAGCTTGTAATGTTTCATCCAAACTTTCACGTTCAATCCCCTCTGTAAGGTGTTTGTCATAGAAGACGTAATAGTTCTGATTGGACGAATTGGCTCTGAAAATGATTCTTTTGCTAGGTAAAAAAACAAAAGCATTAATATCATAATGGTATTCTTTATGTGAGTCAGCTTTACTTCTGTGACTCTCACACGCGAAAGTATACTTATTTTGTTGTTCACTTCTATTCCTAGCTTTGACTTGTACTTTATACAATGAATTATTGCCAAATTCAACAATAAGATCAGCAGGATGACCTTCGCAGGTTTTATAACAGAATAAGGCGTGTTCTAAAAGAAACGATTGTACAATAGATTCGCCTAGTTGGCCTAATCTTTTTGCTGTGTTTTCTTGTTCGTGTGATTTTTTTGGCATTTAGTTAGTTGGTCCGCATTAAACAATGCTCTCCTTCCTACCTGTTTAGCATATTTAGAATCAAGTAATTCTTCTGCTGCGCATTCCCATTCACCTAGCTCCATGTAAGCTCTAGTTTTGCGAAAACTCATAAATGTATTTATTCCCATATTAAATACTAAATCGATACATACGTATTGCGCATTTAAAGGAAAAGATCGCCATATCTCCCATTTTTTATCAAGAGTATTAATAACTCTCTCAATATCATTTCGAAGAAGGAATAGTGCTTCTTCTTCTGTGATACCCACCCCATTAGTATCAATGTTACGTCCCACTCCTAAAGTAGTAAAGCCGGCTGGACATAAGTAAGAGTGAAGCACCATTCCCTCAAACTCTATAAGTCTTGTTTGAATTAAATCTCTGTCAAAATCTTTATCTTCTTGATACATTATTTTTTTGTTTTCTCGTAAGTTCTTAAGCCACTCATGCCAAGCATTGCCATAACGATTGTTGAAAGCTGGCTGAAATCAAATTCTGGAGTTGCAAAATTAGAGCCATTTATAATAAGAATGTATTGAATAATAGGCTCAATAAGAAAATGATAAACAAGTGCTATACCACAAGCCCAACCAATAAAAGGTCTCCAGCCAGCAACAAAAACATTTTCGTGAGATGCTTCAACCTTGTTAAGTTCTATTTGTGCTCTATTTAAAGAAACAATTTCTTTTTCTAATTCGTGGGATAGTTTAAGTTTTAAATCCTTATCAGCAACAAACTTATCCAGAATGTCGCCAACAGGCTTGATTAACTTATCAATCATTAACTAACTAATAAAGTTCTTAAAACAAGGGTCAGTAAGCTTATGCCAATAGTTGTAAGACCGCCAATCATCCACCACATCATTCTAGTGATAGATGCTTCTAGTTTATCTAATTGTTTAAAATTAGTTCGCCAACGCTCTGCACATTCTGTCTCGTGTCTGACGAGCTCAGTATGTACAGTAGCAGCTGTTGGCTTTGGAGTAGACATTATTTTTTATAAAATGATTTTATTTCTTCTTTGTGAATATATGCAAAAGCAACAATCATTAAACTATTAATAATAGTAAGTAATTCAAACATTATTCAGATTCCTCTGTTTGTGTATCTTCTGGTGTTTCCACTTCCAAGCTACGTTTAAAGTCATTAACCAAATGATTCTTTTCTCTCATCACCCTAGCGTGTCTTTGCTCTAATTGTCTAAGCTCTGGAACTATTTGATTTAAGTCAATAGCTAAAGACAATTGCTCCTCATTCAAATCAGATGCCCTGTAAGGCACATCATCAAATGTAAGGATGATTGGTTCTTCGTTGGTCATTTCTTTTTTCTCTTCAGTCATAGTTTGCTCCCTATAAAAGCTAGTTAATAAAGTTATATTCTATCTTAATATTTAAATAAATAAAATTAAGATACTAAAGTTTTAGTTTCACTTGTTGGATTGATTTGCCCTGCTATGTTTGCATCAAGGTTATCTTTTAAAGATTGCACCTCTTCTTCACCCATTGCACTCTCGACCCAACCCTGTACCTCTGCTGAAGTTACGCTATCAAAGTCTATAAAACCTGATAGGTCAGATGTATCTAATACTTGAGTACCATAAACAGATGCTGTGTAGGGATTGCCCTCTGCATCTACCTCAGTATCAGTAGCGTTTAATCTCCAGTGCACGTTATAAATCACATCGCTGTGTCCTTCGTCAGTAGGGTATACATCTACTGTGTTTACATTCCATTCATATGATATTGCCATTTTTATTTTCCTCTTGGTTTATTAGCTTTCTAAGGCTGTTATACGAGCCTCTAAAGACTCAATTATTGTTTGTTGTTCTTTAATGCCTTGAATTAACAGAGGTATCATTTCTGTGTAACGAACCTGTAAGTAATCTGTGTCAGTATCAACAACCTCTGGCAGTACAGCTTGTACCTCTTGAGCAATAACACCACATCTTTGTGTGTTTTCCTCATCATCATTCCAAGAGAACAAAACACCTCGCATTGCATCAATCTTATCAAGTGCATTGGGTATCTCTCCAGTAACGTCTTTTAAACGGCTGTCTGAGTACGATGACCAAGAAGTCGCACCATTGGCAAGGCGAACACCATTAGTATTTGAACGAATAATTGTTCCAAGATTTGTGTTTGAAGTGTTAATAAAAGAGCCTTGATTACCCCCACTATCCGAAATGAAACCCATTTGAATATTTTGCGTTCCTCCGTTATATAGCAGGATTCCATACTTGGCTTGGCTACCTGCATCAAATTGCGGTGATTGCCATTTAAAACCACATGATGTTGTATTGGCAGTTGCAGTGTTTATGTGTATATCACCATCTTGAGCAAGTTGGACACCTGCAGTTTGTCCTGCAGCAGTGATTCCCACCAACAGATTTCCTGATGAGTCTATTCTCATGCGTTCTGCGCCAGCCGTTGAAAATCCCAAAGTATTTGTTGTCGGCCAAAAAATTCCAGTATCAGTGTCTGATTTTTCGCAAAGCCCTGGAGTTACGGCAGAGCGACCGTCTATCGCAATGCCACCGTTTACACTAAGTTTTTGTGAACCGTATTGAGAGGTGGTATTAACTAGCAAGTTGCCTGATGAGTCTACATTTACGGCTCTTGACCCGTTTGTCCAAATTTGCAATCCATCATCGCTGTGGTCATAAATAATACGACCAGCATCATTATCAGCAGAGCTACCAAAAAGAAGTTCACCTGTAGATGTAGTTCCTGAAGCAATACTTACTTTGGTGTTAGCACTGCCTTCAATAAGAGCAACAGTACCTGCCCTAGATGTGATCCCTGAAGATCCTTCTTGAACATGGAGTGGTTCTGCTGGACTACTCGTACCAATACCCACGTTGCCTGAAGATGTTACTCTAAATTTTTCACTTGCATTAGGTAATACTACAAAATCATCACCAGCACCACCAATAAAACAACCTGATGCACCTGCATCTGAATCTAAAAATTCTATATATGCGTTAGCGTCTGTGCTTTGAAATTGAGCAACAGTATTAGCACCACCACCTGCTTTAACATGAAGTGCATGTTCAGGACTACTCGTACCAATTCCAACGTTGCCGTTGCTTGTAATACGCATCCGCTCTTTCCACTGATAATCTGCTCCGCCAGCGTAGTACATGTTGTAAAAAAGCATGTCTCCGTCATAAGCGTTCCCACCAGCAGTAGCAGCAGTAGATAAACCAGCTCTTGGTCTAGTGCCGTTAAGCGTTAGCATGTTTACTTGGTCGTACCAAAATTTATCTTGCGGTAAAGTTCCTGTAGTTGTTACGCTCAAAGGA